AAAGATGCAAATCTTCGTTTTCTTTGTTGGCTACCCACCTTTGCCCTATGTTGACCGCTTTGTTGCATGTGTTATTTTTTTTAAATAAATTTGTTGACCTATAAACACGGATTTCTCCTATGGCATTACATACCAAATCTGACTTTGCAAAACTTTGTGGTATGAAAGTCAGAGTTCTTTCTGTGTATCTAGGCAGGGGAAAGTTGATACCATCTGGTGATTACATCAATGATAAACTACAGGTAAACAAAGCCTTCCAAGAAAAATGGGCGTATAAAAATTTGGGTACAGTTCCTGTGCAGAAAATTGTTCCTCAAATAGTCCCCGTCGTTGAGGTTGTTGAGGTTAAAGTCAATTCAGAGCCAATCCCAAATGTGAAGAAGCCTGAGTTAAATAAAAAACAGCGCAAACCCAATACAGAAAATCCTGAATTTATGTTCGTCAATCCCATCAATCAGATGGAAATGAAGATAAAAGAAGTCGAGCTGTCTCGAAAAGAGGAGGATTTGGAGATAGCTAAACTCAAACGGCAGAAGATGGCCGGAGAAATTATACCAGTTGATTTAGTTAAGAGTGTATTTTCACAATTAAACAAGGCATCACAGACGGCGTTTAAAAACGCTGCTGATGATTTACTAATGGAAATTCAGCAGGTATCTGGATTTGGTCGCGAGAAGATGGCCGAACTGCGCGGCAAATTGGTTTTGCTAGTGAACAAAGCAATTGAGGAATCGTGTTCAATTGCCGTAGACTCGGTTGATTCAATCGTGGATGAGTATAGGGAAATCAGACAACAAGGCGAAAGAGATAGGTAATGGACCATAAAAAACAATTAACGGATATACTTCGGGCATCGAGAACATACCTGTCGGATTTGAAACCGAGCGAATGGGCTGAAAAAAACAGAATTATGCCACAAGGATCTCCGTTCCCTGGTCCTTACAGGTACGACAGGACACCATATTTCCGAGAAATAGTAGACCAATTGGCTAAAGATTGTCCTGCTCGAATTATAGTATTCATGAAAGGCGCACAAATCGGAGCCTCTGCCGGGGTAATTGAAAACGGATTAGGTTGGATAATTGATCAGTCTCCTGCCAATGTTGTGTTTTTGTCCGGTCATACTGAACTTGCCGAGGATGCAATGAACACCAGGATTGACGAAATGATTGATACGTGTGGGTTACGTTCACTAATTCGTCCAAATGCGATGCGTAAAAGAAATCAGCGAACGGGAGACACAAGCAAATCAAAGGAATTTCCTAATGGTTCGATTCGTTCAGGTTCGGCGAGTAATCACAAATTGCTCAGGCAGTATCAGTACGAGATTGGATTTATTGATGATGTCGAATCGGCCAAAGGAGATTCAAAAGAATCTGGTGCAACGGTTGACATGATTGAGCAAAGATTCGCGTCGAACGAATCAAAGATGAAATTATATTTCATAAGCACACCAGAGGTAAAACAGAATTCAAATATTGAGCCTCTGTATTTGCAGGGCGATCAGCGAAGATGGATGATGCCGTGTCCGTGCTGCTCGGAATTGATACCTTTTGAATGGAAACATGATGTAGAAGAAGGACATTTGGCTGGTATTTCATGGAAATTAGATGCCAAAAACAAGTTAATCGAGGACTCTGTGGGTTATGTTTGTCAGATATGTGCTGCTTTTTTCAAGGAAACCGAGAAGATGAGCATGATGACTAAGGGTAAATGGGTGGCGACAAACGTTCCGGATGACCTAAGTTACGTGTCTTTTCACCTAAGTGCCTTGTACGCGACTGCGGGAATGTTTGGTTGGACGCACTATGTCAAGAAATTTCTGCAAGCATCACCGCACGGGCGCGATCCAATTGCCAAAAAAATGCAGTCGTTCACGAATTTGTGTTTGGGCCAGACTTGGGAAGAAAAAACAATTACAACAAATGCGAAAACTCTGTTGTCAAATACTCGCAGTTACGAGGTTGGAACTATACCTGAACTGGTTTCAATTGCCGACGGTAATGGTAAAATAATATCCTTAACAATGGCCTGTGACATGGGAGGAACTGTAGATGACGGCAGAATTGATTGGGAGATAGTTGCATGGAGTGAATTAGGTACTCCGTATTCCGTTGACCAAGGCTCAATTGGTACGTTTGTGAACAAAGAAAACACCATGAAACACAAAGAAGATCGTACTCCTTGGAGTTATGACCTGAAATCTCAGCGTTCTGTGTGGGCAGAGTTGACTAGAATCGCGTTAAATCCAATTGTAAAAGACTCAGGAGGTTCGATGATTCCTACAATTGTGGGAATTGATACTGGTTTTTTCGAAAAAGAGGCTTTCGATTACATTGATTCGGTCAGGGATTTTTGGTGCGTGGGCGTAAAAGGCAAGGATGTGTTTAAGAAAATTGCCATCCAGGGCGATAAAAAAGAATTTAAGGACGGTTTGTCGCGAAGTAAATTATTTATTCTCGAGGTAAACCGAATTAAAGACAGACTCGCAGAACTAATGACTTTGCGTTGGGATCCTCACAACGACGATCAACAGCCTATTGGTTTTATGAATTTTCCTCAGCCATCTGGCGGTAAATATTCCTATGACAGATTTTACAAACATTTCGAATCTGAGCATCGAGTAATTGAAAATGATGCATCTGGAATAGAGTGGAAATTTACTTGGAAAAAAAAAGGTACATCCCTTCAGAATCACTTTTGGGATGTCAGGATTTACAACATGGCTCTGCGCGATATTATCGCCCACGAGATGTGCAAGGCATTTAAGTTAAAGGATAAATCGTGGGCTGATTTTGTGAAGGTAATTCTACACAGTTGAAATTCCCGTTTAATGGGAAATTTTTTTACACACGATTTTTGTAAGTCTATTTTTACCGCAAATAAAAAAAGGTAAAATGGCAAATGATGCAGTAGGCTTGGAAAGAATTGCTAAGATTGTCGGGTACAAACTCGCTAAGGGCAATTTTCAGAATTCAACACCTAATTTACCTCAACGCATCGCGGTTTTTGGCGAGGCGAATTCAGCTAATCAAGACACGTTAGACCTTGAACCATTTGAGTGTTTATCTGCTCAATCTGCTGGCGAAAAATACGGATACGGTTCTCCAATTCACATGCAGATGCGAATTTTGCGCCCTTCAAACGGCGGCGGAGTAGGCGGAATTCCTACAATCGTTTATCCACAGGCTGAACCAGTTGGCGCATCTGCAAAGGAATTCACATTGTCCCCAACAGGCACGGCAAACGCAAACGGTACTCACACACTGGTGATTGCAGGTCGTTTCTTCTTAGACGGCGGCAGCTACAATTTGAATTTAGTAGTTGGTGATGGTCCAAACGAAATTAATCAGAAAATTGAAGATGTCATAAATAACGTTTTAGGATGTCCGTTAACTGCTGATTCTACGGACTATGAGTCTGTTTTAACCTCGAAATGGAAAGGCTTAACTGCTGATGGATTGACGGTTTCTGTGGACACAAACGGAAACGATTTAGGCATTACATATTCGGTTACCTCAACTGCAAGTGGAGCAGGAACGCCAACGGTTACTGGTTCTCTTGAGAAATTTCAAAACCAATGGAACACGATTGTTTCAAATGGTTACGGAATGCAGTCAAATGTAATTTCTGAACTTGAAAACTTCAACGGAATTCCTTCGCAAATACCAACTGGACGGTATTCTGGCATAAGATGGCTCCCATTTGTGGCTGTTTGTGGTTCTGTTGCCGATAATAACGCAGCATTCACCGATACCAAGAAACTGCAAGTTACTTGCGCTGTGGCTCCTGCTCCATTGTCAAAAGGTTTGGCATTAGAGGCATCTGCAAACATGGTGGCATTATTTGCCCGTATATCTCAGGACAAGCCTCATTTGGACGTATCTGGTTTGTTTTACGCAGACATGCCAACGCCTGTAAACATTGGAACGATGTCGGATTATGACAATCGCGATTCGTATGTTAAAAAGGGAAATTCATGTGTTGAATTATTAGCTGGTCAGTACAGAGTAACTGATTTTGTTACTACCTACCATCCTGACGGAGAAACTCCTCCACAGTTCAGATATGCGCGTAATTTGATGATTGATTTCAACGTTCGATATACTTACTTCTTATTGGAGGCAATTAACGTTGTAGATCACGCCATAGCTGCTGATGCTGACACTGTGATTGTCAACACGGTTGTAAAACCTAAGACGTGGAAGGCAGTATTGAATAAAATGGCAATTGATTTGGCTCAACGCGGCTTAATTGTGCAGCCTGAATTCATGCAAAACGGTATTAGAGTTGACATTTCAACTGTAAATCCTGACAGATTAGAAACGGAATTTCCGTATAAGAGATCAGGGTTTGTGCGTATTGCAGCAACAACGGCAACGGCTGGATTCAACTTCGGCGTAGTTTAAAATTTACATATAAAAAAAATAAGAAATTATGCCTACAGGCGGAGATATCATCGAGGTTACGTACAATCACCCAACGATAGGGAGTGGTGTATTTTTGCCAAAATCATCAGAAGATTCTACCTATGATTTAGGTGGGATTCGTTCGTCTGACGACATGAACATGATTGATGGCGGAGGTCGAATGATTGACCAATTAAGTCGCGCTCGTTGGTCATTTGAAGTCCCTGCCTCGTGGGAGATGACATCTGGCGAACTAGAAACCCTTGGAAACCTTGCGGCTTCTCCTGTCACTGCTGATTGGACGATGACGAATATAAACGGAGTTGTTTATGCTGGAAACGGCAAGCCTGTTGGCGATATTAACGCGAATGGAAACACGTCTCAGTTTACAATGAAATTGTCTGGCGGCGGAGTGTTAAAAGTTTTGTAAACAAATAATCCCCTATAAAAATGAATGAATTAGTAACACAAGAAGTAGCAACCAAGGAGGTAAATGCATGGTTGGATTTCAAGCACGTATCAGACACTGACCGCGAGGATTATAAAAACCACGTTACAGGGTTAATTGATTCGGTAAAAGATGGAACAATAAGCATTAATCAAGAGACTTTTGAGATTAATCAAAAATTCAAATTCCCTTTTGATATCGGCGCAACTGTTTTGACTGAGTTGAAATTTAAGCCACGGGCAACCACGGGCGAGATTACTGCAAAAATCGAAGGAATGAAGGTTGCTGCGAGCAATGGAGACGGACGATTAAAAGCAATTTTGTGTGTTTTGACTGGACAATCTTGGGGTGCAATTGGAAAGATGGACACTGTTGATACCAAGGTATCTAACAACATTGTCGTTTTTTTCCTCTAACGGGCGAAGGTATAAAAAACATGATTCTGACCATTGTCAGATCATTTAACTGGACACCCGACACGATAGACAAATTGTATGTAGATGAAATTGATTATCACGGACTTGTTTATTGGTACAACGACATCAAAAACGAAATAGATAAAAATAAAGCCACTCCCTAACCGTAGTGGTTTTTTTATAAAATTATGAGCGCAAGGGCAACTGTAATTCCTACTATTTTTTCGGCAGTTGACAAGCTGACTAAACCTCTGCAACTTATGGAAGCATCGGTTCAGAAGTTTGCCAATCGTTCAGAGGAGGCTATTGCTCGAAGTAATAGAAGATTCCGCGCGTTGGGAGAAAGTGCGTTTGACGTGTCAAAAA